TCAATAGGCGCGCCAATATGAAGCCCTAATAAAGCTGTGTTTGCTTGTGCACGTGTTACCGCCCCCGTATCAGGCAAATCAGCAGTTTTGGCAATTGTGCTTGCTCCAACTGCTGCCATGATTTTTTTCCACTTGCCATCAATCATATTATAATCAGCAGAAGCATTTGCTGTATCACCTAAAGAAATGATCCTTCTTAAATCTCTTGCTATTATTGGCTGTGCAATTTCTTCTAAAATGGCTGCAAAATCTGTTCCTGTCAAATCTTCACGATCCACGCCACGTTTTTTCAAAGCTTGCAGGATTTTACCGTCAAAATCCATTGCGCATTGCTCCATTTCAACCTTCAGTTTTACAACTGAAACGGTATCATCAATTAAATCCCCCAACTTTCCGTAGGGATTCCATCCACACGTTGTTGCCTTCCGAGTTACTTTATCAGAAGGGATGATTTTATACATGTGTTCAGTACCTTGAACATCTTCCCTAATATCATATCCGAGTTGGGCAAAATCGGTTGCTGCCAAAACAGGATTGAAAATTAGATTGGCTTTTAATCCATCTGTTGCTTGTTTACCGCCATAAGTAACGGCTGTTGTTAAAATTGCCATGTTTTTACTTTCGTTAAAATGAAAATGAATTGATTTAAAAATTTGGCTGTGCCGTTAATTACTTTTTAAGGTTTGCAACATTGGCTTCCAATGCTGATTTGGCTTTTGATTCTTTTGGTTCTTCTGTTTTGGGGAAATTTGTTTGTGCTGATCTTTTGGATTTATCACCGGAATCAGGTACAAACTTTTTCAGCTTTTCAACCTCTGCTGTAAGAGTTGCAACCATCCCTTCCATTTTTTTAATGGCTTCAGGATTTTCTTTTTCCAGTTCAGCAACCTTTGCTTTCAGATCGGATATTTCCTGATCCTTTGCATTTAAAAGGTCTTGTTGATTTTGGGCATCAACAATGGATGTAACAACACCATTTAAAACTGTGATAGTTCTGCCATCATCTAAACCATGATCACCATCAGAAACAGGAACAGTCATTAATTCATCAGTAAAAACGGCTGTATCAATAGCCAAATCACCATTGAAATAAATCACCGTTCCGGCATCATCAGCTAATTTTGCTGTTCCGTTTACAGGGGGATTTTCTTCACCTTCTGCTTTCGGACTGCCACCAGTACCACCGGCATTTTTTTCAGAAATGTTTAGAATCTCTGTTGCTAAACCTTTTAGTTTTGCCATTGCTAATGCAATTGGATTTTCACTTTTTGAATTAGTTGCCATGTTTATTTTGGTTATTTGGTTTTCAGGTTTTTTTGAACGCACAAAAGCCACAGGTTTTAAGGCTGTGGCTTTTGTGCTTTTTTCGATAGTTTCAGAAGTGTTTTCTACTGTTGAATCAATCCATCCATCTGCAATTGCTGCTGTTGCTGATATGATTGCATCCTCTCTTAATTTGGCTTGGATTTCTTCTATAGGCTTTCCAGTTCTACGGGCATAGGCTGCTGAAATTGCAGCTTCACAGGCATCAAGATTGTTTGCACATTGTCTTAATTCATCTGCATTAGAATAGAATAAAGCAGGATACATTGGTTTATGAACGCACCATAAACCGGCTTCCCTAATCTGTAGCTGATTTGGTGAAGCTGCCATTGCAATTAATGTTCCTATGCTGTAGCAATGGCTTTCAACAATTACCCCTATTTCAGTTCCAGCTTCCCGTAATTCTAAGAGTTTGTTGTAAATGGCTAAACCTTCTTCAACATCCCCACCGGCTGTAGAAATATGAAGCTGAATTTTATCAGGATTTGGGATTTCCTGCAATCTGAATTCTAATTCTAAGGCTGTAAACCCTCCGTACCATCCAAATAAATCTTCTGATACTCCAATAGTATCTGCTATTCTGATATGTAGTGTTTTAGCTGCCATTGCCTTTTTTCTTGGAATACGGCAACTTTTGGCGGAAAAATCCCTAAAAATGAAAAAGAATTAAGTGATACTTAATTGTTTTTTTAAGTATATTTTAAACCGCTTGAATTATGAATATCAAAAAAGACAAAAAAAGAAATGGATGGTCTTTTATAACAACAAAGGTTACAGAAGAAACCAAAAAGGAAATTGCTGAAATCAGGAAGGAAAAGGGATGGATAACGGAAGGTGAATTTTTACGATCCGTTTTTAATCAGGTAATTCAGCAGTACAGAAACGAAAAGCACCGGAATAAAAGCCATTAGGAATTGATCCGGCTTTCTTTTACCTGTGCAGCCTTTAAACCGGCTGAAATGTCTTTCACTACTACAACGGGTGCAGGTAGATTGTTAATGGCTTGTGCCAATCTATGGTAATCAATTTGGGCATTTATATTGCTCAATGATGAACGGGTTGCATCAGGTAAAAGAATCCCCCCTGAAGCATTGTAATTGGAAGGCATTAAGGATTTACCGCCACCGGCTAAATTAATCTGATTCAATAAAGATCGGAATTGTGCTGTACTCCTACGGTTTATGATGGCTTCACCTCCTTCAACTTCTATTCCTGCAAAGCTACCTGTTCCATGTATGCCCCCTTCAGAATGTGAAGCACCTTTTAAAATGCCACCCTTTGCCATTTTAGGCGGTTCACCTTCAATTAATTTTCTTGCCTGTAATAGATTGGCTGTAATTACTGCAATAGTTGTTCCCATTGCAATAAGGTTTGCAGGAAAACCAACATCCTGTGCATCTGCAATGCCTTTAGTGATTGCTTCAGCAGAAGCCAAACCGATTCTAAATAAGGTTAAAGCCTTTTGAAATACTGCTAATTCGCTGCTTTTTCCAACCATCAGTTCAGCTAAATTACCGGCTGCTTCTGATAATGAAGATAAAGCCTGAAATTCCGCTTCTCTTATGGCTTGCTTTTCGGCTGCTTCATCTTTTGCGTTCTTTACTCTTGCTCTTGCTGCATCTATATCAACTTGTAATAAAAAAGCTTCATTTTCAGCCTGTGCATCAGTATCTTTTTTATCTAATGCAGCCAATTCTTCATCAATCCTTTTTTGCTCTGCTATTTTATCAAGCCGGTTTGCAATAAGACTTTCCAATCTTGCCAATTCTGCTGCTGCTGCTTTTTTGGCATCTTCTTCAGCTTTTGCTAATCTTGCTTTTCTTCTTGCTTCGGCTGCATCTGCCAAAGCATCTTTCCGATTTTGAATCTTCTCTTGAATATTCTGACTTTGATTTTCAATATCAATAATTTTTGCCTGTTGTTCGTTTACACGTTTGATTTCTTCATCTTGATCTCCTTGCTTGATTTTGTTTTCTTCAACTATCAATGCAAGTCTTTCCTTTGCCAGTTTTAAAGCTTGCTGATTCACCTGAACTTCGATCTTTTCGGCTCTCTCTAATAGCTTGATTCTATCTGCTTCTGAAGTTTGCCGGTTCTTTGCTTTGATCAATAATTCATCTATTTGTTTATTTGCTTTTGCTTGCGTTACGGTAAATTTACTTTCAGCATTATCGAGAGCATCCATGCGATCCGCTAAATCCCCCCCTGCTTTTACAGCCCTTGTAACTGATCCGGCAAAATCTGAAACGGCTGCTTTACCTTCTGCCATTGCTCCCTTAAAATCCCCTGCAAATAATTTCACCGCTGCCCCACCTAAAGCCACCAAACGTTTTAAACCTTCCTGAACAATTGCATCAACTATACTCATAGCTTTTGCAAAAAAATCAGCCCCTTCACCGGAAGATTTAAGTAATGAAGGCAATAATGTTAAGGCTGTAACAAGCAAACCAATCGGATTAGCTTTTAAGGCATCCCCCATGCCCGTAATAGCTTTTCCAAATCCTCCCATCCCACCAATGGCATCCATTATTGCCCCTTTGTAATTACCTACATTTCGGGATGTATTACCAATTGCAGCTTCCTGTTCTTTCAGATCATCAGAAAGTTTTTTAATCTCTTTCTGCATTGCCTTCCCGACTTCATTATTATTTCTTTCCTCTGCTGAAAGTTTAATGTATGCAGCCGTTAAACCTGAAAGCCTTGCACGATTTTCTTCAATGCTTCCTGTATTTTGTTTCAGTAAAGTTTGTGATGCTGTTAGCGTTCTTTGGTATGCGTTCTGCTGTGTTGTTAATGATTGGCTTTGCGCTTTAATTTCAGCCATCCCCCGAACATATTCAGCTTCCGTTTTTGTACCATCTTTAAAAGCTGCTTCTAATGCTTTCTGATTCTCTTTTACTCTAAGCAGTTGAATACCTAAATCCGTAATTTCTTTTAATGCTCCTTCAGCATCAAGTTTTATTGACAATATTTCGGTTCTTTCTGCCATAGCTATAATCGAATTAATTCAACCTCTGTAAGTTTTCCGGCTTGGAATTCTGAAATCTTATTTACATAAAAATAATTTTGATACTTCTCAATCCAAACCGGAATTGTAGCATCATAATTCGTTATATCATAAGCAGTTAAACGCGCCCAAATCTTTAAATACTTCAACTGATTTAAGATTCCTGAAAGTGAAGAATAGTAGTTTGGAATCACATATTTATCAAAATTCAGGCTTTGGTTTTGTCCTGATCTATCAAAATAAGTTAAAGGTGCAGAAATTTGGTTTCCATATCGAGTATCTAAAACGTGCCCAAAACCTTCTGCATCAAAATATCTGTTGGTGTTTCCTACAAAAGTATTACCTGAATAATAGGTTTGACCATCATAGATTATCTTACTGTAATTCAGAACTTTATAAGTTACACCATTCTCAATTAATCCTGAAAAAACCGCATAAGCTAAAATATAATTCACCATTTCAGTTCCTTGCAGCAAAACTCTTGGAACTATGCTTTGAAAATTATAACCTGATCCATTCCATGAATAATTATGAAGGAAAACCAATGGCAAATAGGTATTAGATTGATCAGAAGCAGCAAATTCAAATTCAATCATATCAGCTTCTTTCGGCAAATTCAGATTATTGCATAAGATTTTGCCATTGCCTAAACCGGCTTTTACTGTAGGATCATCTTTATATTTAATCCAATTGATTTGAGCAAAATCCCCAAATTTATAGTTTAGGTTTTTTTCTGAAACAAATTTATCAGACCAATCTAAAGCTTTTGATGTGTTGGTTTCTATGCTTCTGAATTCTGCTAATTTCAGATTATTTCCAAATAGATCGGATTGGCATACTCCATTGTGAAGCTGCAAACAGAATTTTATGAAGTCCTTTTGCTTTACATCAGGCAGGAAATTTGTAAGCTTAACAATACCACCTTTAGGAAAAGTTTTTAATGGTGTTATTTTAAAATAATCTTGCCCCTGATTATAAATGTTAGCAGCCGGATAGTTTGAAGAATAATGAATATGGCAAATTGGATTCCTTACAAATCCGCTTTTTTCCTGAAACCGTATTCTTACTTCCAATACATCCCCAACGGCTAAAAGAACATTGTTTGAAGATACAACATAAAATGTATTGATTGGCTGTTCCTGATCCCCTGTAAATGTTGGGCTAAAATCCTGATTGGTTTGGTTCAGCATTACTCCATTTTTGTAAATGGCAATCCTGAAATTCACCGTACCACCGTAACCACAGCCAATACTTGCCATTAAACGACCTTCAACATTTACGATTGCCGGATATTTGGCAACATAAACCTTATTGGAAGGATCATAGCAATTTGCCGATCCATCAGAATAGCCCCAAACAGAATCAGCATCAAAGTATGCTCTTTCTTCAAATTCACTCTGTTTGGTTCGCTTTCCTGCTGTTGTTCCGGCATTGGTAGTAATTGAATCTAAAAAATCCTGTGAATATTCAAAAGGTGTGATTGCAGGAATCAGAAGTTTGTTCATGAAATCACTATTCAAACCGGAATACGTGAAACCAGCTTCTGCTACGATCCGATCAAAAAGAAGCTTTCCAAAAACTGAAGGCTTTAAATCCTGCCAATGGATGGCAGAAAAATCCATCCATCCCCCTCTATCAATCAGATCATAAATGAAGTTTGCTCTGTTTGCTGTATTGGCTGAAACATTTTCAAAAGTCCACACATGATCAAATTCATCTAAATTCAATTCATTTAAATTCTTATCCCCTAAAGCATCAAAGAAGGATATATTGCCTGAATAAACAGAAACATCAAAGAAGGATTTTTCAGAAGAAATGATTTCAGCTAAACCAAATGGTAAAATATCTCTGCCATCAGAAACCAGTTCAGCATCTAAAATTGTGTATGGCAAATCAGTTATACTTGAAATTTCATCAGCAAATCCTAAAGCAGATCGGGTTTCAGAAGTTGCTACTATTTGAAATGTATTGGTAAAAGAACTTTGAACGCTTTCCGGCTTTGCTAAATCATTTGCCTGAATAGTTGTAGCAATGATTTCCCCTTGCTTTAATGCCATCTTTTGCCCGTTCAAAAATAGTTCTGTCATTGTGTTAGAGTATTAAGTTTTGGCAATATGATTTCAAATGAAAGTGTTTGGTGTTTTACAAGCTGATCAACTGAAACAAATGTTCCATTATTGATTTGCACCGGAATAGCTTCATCTGAATTAGGGAAATAAGCATAGACCTTTGGCGAAGTAAAAAGAGTTGCCAAACCTTCAGCCTGATTTGGTGAAAAGTTCATTGTTCTTAAAGTGATGTTTGTTTCCCCTTGCTTGTAAAGTGTTTCTGTTTGCCTATCATCTTCACCGGCAAACAAAACAGAATCATTTACATCAATTACTTTTGTAGTCTTACCGGAAAACAGCCATGTTTCAAAGTTATTTTCAGGACTGATCCAACGCAAAAGAACGCCATAAGGGGAACAATTATGTCGAATGTCAATTCTTTTTATCTCTGAAAGTATCATTGCTCTACAATTCTAAAACCAAAACTGAAACCGGATTCAATTATAAAAGCTGATCCGGCAGGAACGTTTGCAATTACATTTCCTGCTCCATCTCTGATTTGCACTACTTTTGGCAGAACTTCAGGGGGAACAACTTCACCTTCATAGCAATCAGCATTTTGTTCCCTAAAAGCAGTATTCAAACAAACTTCCATGTAAGAAACACAATACAAAACCGGATCATTAATTTCAAACCTTACAAAACCAGTTTGAAAAACCTGATCCGAAATTCTTTGAACCAATCTATTTTGAGAATCAAAATATGATCTTTCTAAATATAAAGGATTATAAACCGATCCATTATAATAGGCTGAATCATCAATCAGGATTGCTAAACAAACAGGTTCATTTGCAAATTTAACCGGAACATCAAAAGCAGTTAAAAAATCTGCCTGTGAAGCTGATTCCTGATTAGGTATTTGCTGCAAAACATTGGATATAATCGTATCTGCTGCTTTTGGTAATGCAACCCTAATAGCATTCCGTTTTGGATAAGGCAACCGGCTTTCTGCAATGCTCTTTCCATCAAAAGATTCAATGATTCCGATTTCAAAAGGGAAAATTGCTTCTGCATCATTTGAAATCAATCCGTTTCCTACTGAAAGATTTAAAAGCCCCCTCTGCAAATCTTTGGAAATATCAACTTTGATTTTGCCGTTCCGAACCCTTGCAACTTTTGAAGCTATTAAAATATTGCTCCCCCCTAAATATAGATTTAAGGTTATGTAATGTCGGGTTTTCAGTTTAGCCGGAAAACCTGTTGTTGGTGAATAGGTTTTTTCAATCCAAATTGGATTTGGCATTGTGCCACCTGTAGCATAATATTTTGGATTGAAAACACAAGTTCCATTATCTACAGTTGCATCAGGATTGTAATTATCAGCATCAGGATTTGTGCAACCGTATCTTGGATCAGGTTTAATTGCAAAAGGCTTTGAAGCTATGCAAGTTGTTTTAGCTTTATATCTTACATAAGCATTGTAATTTCCTGCTGAAACTCCATTGAAAACATTGGATGTTTGCCAGTTTAAACCATTGATTGAATATTCCTTTGCTCCATTTATTCCGGTTGCAGTAATGGTTGCTGTTCCATTTGCTACAGGAACAGCAGCAGTTGTTGTTACTATGTTTGAAATTACCAAATCACAGTTGAAACAGTCTATTACAAGTGTTGCAGTAGTGTAAACCGTTCCGTTTATTTTAACTGTGCCCTGCTCTCCATTCTGCCAACATTCTACAGAATAAGTATCTGAAGGGAGTAAAGAAACTACATCAGGCAATAAATTTGGGGGAAATGTACGGGCAAAACTTAATGTAGCTGAATAGATTAAAACGTAAACCTGTGATTGGCTTTCAACGCTGATAGAATCAATGCTTATAAAGCCTGTTCCATCTGTATTACATCCTGTAGAAATATTTGCCTGAAGTAATGCCATTTTTTATCTACTCTTTAACTGCATTCAATAAAACAGATTTTGCCTGTATAGAAAAAAGTTCTAAAAGCTGTTTCCCCAAATTCAATATCTTTTCCTCTGAAATCGCATTTTGTAAAGTTCCTGAAGGTTTTCCGCTTTGATATAACAAAGTTCCTTTTTTGTGAATGTTTGAAGCAATTGCCCATGAAATTGAGTTTCTTTTTTTTTCTGTTTCATTTGTGGCAACCGGCTTATCGTCCATCCAAATTCTAATTCTTTGTTGCAAAGTTTGCCCTGATCCGGTTGATTTCATTGTTGGTTTTCTGCCAAACTCCAAAGCAAAAATGTGTCCTGCTCCCGATATGATCAATGTTTCCCCCTGCCATTCCCAACTTAAAGAAGCTGCTGTTTTTCCTGAAGCATTTGCCGGTTTACCATTGTAAACAGGTTTGGTTTTTATATTTTCCTGAATTTCCTTTATCACTTGATCAGCAAATTCTTCAATCTTCTTTTTTGCGGTTTCAGTAAGTGTTTCCATGATTCAAATGATTTCAAAACAAAGATCAACCGGAACTTTCAAAGTGAAGCTGCAAACAATGCCAGTTAAACAGGCATCTGAAAATCTATAAATGAAATCACGTGAAACAATGATTTCAGAAAATTCATCTTGTTCAGAAAGAATGCTGAAATAGTTCCGGCTTAAAATTTCCATTCTGAAATGAATATCTTTTTGATCCTGATCATTGGAATTATTTTGATCCTGATCCAAAAAGCCAATAAAGATTTGAATTGATTTGATTGCTTTATCAGTATCTAAAACATCATTGAAGGGATCAACCTGTATCTGTGGCATTGCTTCAGATCGTTGTTGTTGATGATGCTCCTTTATACCATAATGAAACAGCCCCTTCCCTTCATACATTGAAGAAAAACATTCATTTGCTGCTGATTGCAGGATGTTCAGAATATCTTGATATTTCATGATAGATTATACCAATCAGGAATTATCAGGTTAATGGAGCAATGAAAAAACAGTTAATTCCTTAAAATGAATTCATTTGAAAGTTCTGCTTTTGTTCCGGCTTCCTACTGATTTTGTTTTGGGTTTGCTTGGAGCATTTAAGGAAAGTTTCTTTGTGGCAATGTATCTTGCAGCATCCCACAAATGATTGTCAAAATCAATCGGTTTATTCAGGCTGTTCCCGTTTTTGTCTTGTGCCCATTTATATTTTTTGCGCTCCTTCTCTAAATTTACTGATCCGGCTGTGATATTGATTTTATACCGTTTCAGAATATCAATACCGTTTTTTATTGAATCTGCTCCCTTTACTGCTCCTTCTACATACCAATTCAATTTTTGAAGTTCTGCAATGCTTTTTGGCTCTGCTGAATCAGCAATAATTATATCATTCCGGCTTACTTCAAGATCATCAAACCGTTCTGAAATATCGGCATTGGTTAAACCTCTTTCATAAATCAATTCATTTAAAATAATTTCCCCATCCTGAAGATATAATTCAATGGCTGCTGTAGGATCGTTGGTGAACCCAAAATCTAAGCCAATACCTAACAGTTTAGCATCATCAGGAACAGCAGGAATTATTGTAACTTCAGGAAATATCAAGCCGGAAATGTTGCCATATTCACCCATTCCAAATACCTTCCAAAACATCGGATCAACTTTTTGAAGATATTCAATCTCTGCTCTTGTAGTTTTATCGAGAAAAGTATTATGTGTATAGTTTGAAACAATTACTTCAACATCCCCCTTATCAAATTGCCTTCTTTGCTCTAATTCTGTATTGATCCAAACATTAATATCATCAGGATTGAAATCAATAAATACATCATCTGTTGTTCTTACAAGCAACTGAAAGAATTCTGTTTTATAGTTCAGTTCATTGGCTTCATTGCAAAATAGGATTGATCTTTTGCGTCCTCTTACCTTTTGCTGATTATCAGCAGAAAAGAATTCAATTACTCGATCTTCATAAGTTAAAGTATGCTGTGATTTATCTTCTTTCACAAACCGGAATAAATCCTTTTGATGAAGGATTTCAATTATATCTCTGTAGGCTGAAGCTTTCAATGCAGGAAACGTTTTTCTGACTACAGAAGCATAACCGCACATGATATATCTATCCTTGCTTATTTGCCCTGTAAACAGCCACCAAACTAATAATTGGCAAATTGAATATGTTTTGGAACTCCGAGTGCCCCCCCTGTTTATTTTAATCCTTTTATCAGAATCAAAATTGCGTTCCAGTAATGGAGTTGTATCAAATTTCAGATCAATCATTATTTCGTTTAATGTTTAATGTGAAACTTGAAAAGGTACTTCTGAAATCTTTTTCCGGTTCTTGCTTTTCTGAATATCCTCTTTTCTTTCCTCTTGTTTTCAGAAAGAATAAAATTGAAACTTCTTTGCCCTTCCTGATATTGTGCAGCAGTTTTGATTCTACAAAATCCAAAACGTTTTCTTCAACTTCTTCAACTGAAGCAGCAAAATCAGGATCATCATTTTTCCATTTATAAAATTGCGTTCTTGAAAGTCCAGTTGCTTTACAGGCATCTTTCACAATGCCCAAATGCTTTTCTAAGGCATCCAAAAACCTTTTTTTATTGGTGTTCGTTTTGTTCGTTTCTTTTTCATTCTCGGAATCCATAATAAATTAGATTAGACCAATTTATTATACTATCAATCTGAAACATTTGTGTTTAAAATGAATCCAATTAAAAAGTAGTTCTTCAGATTGATCTATTCATTCATTGCCGGAATACAAAAAAAAAAGGGAGTTAAAAACCCCCTTCTTAATTCACAATGAAAACTTTTATATTATGCCATTACTAAATCTGCAAACTCCATTGCTTGCTTATTCATTATTGAACCATGCCCGATCACATTACCAAATACTTTTTCTGCTTTTGAAACGTGTGTTGTATAATGTGTAACTCCGTGAAACAAACCAAATAAATTCATTCCTAAATCTGCTGTTTCTCTGCTTACTGATTCTCTGAAGCTTTCAACTAAATTTGCTTTTCTTGTTGAAATTTTTTCTTCTTCTGAATCCATTTTGAAAAGTCTTTCAGTTAAAGCAACAATGATTTTTTCATCAATTTTTACTTTCTGCATTCTTTCCATTTTCTGATCAACTTCTAATCTTTCTTGTTGGTAGGTTTGAAAGTATCTTAAAAGCTGATCAATCTTTACATCATTGTTTTTTGAATGGTAGGCTTTCATTTTTTGTGAAACGCTGCTGAATTGATTCATGCACCGGATCATCAAATCTGAAGTACCTATGAAAAAGCTTGTTGTTCCATCATGTGAATTTCCAATCACCATGTAGTTTTTCATATCCCAATCCATCAGCTTTGTATTTTCTTCAGCCTGAAGATATGAAAGAATGATTTTACCATCTTTAAATTCATCATATCCGGCAATCTTCATTCCTGTCATTTCTGAAAGCCTTTCAGTTACTTCTATCTGTCTGCTGTTTGGCGTTGGTGTATAAGTGCTTTTAGCTACGTTTAGAAGTGTTCCGTTATCATCACGGCTTATTACTTTATAATCAGGAATAATCAATCCTGAAGCAGTCATGATTTCCTCTGTTTTGATCTCCCAATTTAAAGAAGATTGTAATTGAGTTGCAAATTTGGCTGTGGTTGCTGTTGTTAAAGTTGTCATTTTTTTAGAGTTAAAAAGGTTTGTTGTTTTTTGATGATGTAAAAGTACTGCTTATTACGTTACGTAACAAATAAAAGTTAAAAAAAAGTTGGTTTATTTTTTAAGGCTGATCAAACCCTTTTCAATTTTTTCTTGAATGTATTTAATACTATGTTTGTAGATTTCTTTTTTATATCCATTTTTTTCAATGTGCATGATTCCATTTGCAAAATCAATTCCAACGATTTTAAAATAATACCAGTTTGCAGTTTCTTTGTAGATTTGACCTTTTTTTAATTCTGAAGTGATAGTTGCTGAAGTATTCATTTTTTTGTATGTTTTAAAGTGATTTGCTTTATTGATGATGTAAAGGTACAACCCTTATTTTTATGATGCAAGCTTTCAACAAAAAAAGTGAAATTATTTTTTTCTTTCTTTTCTGATATAAGATTCTAAAGAAAGTGAACCTTTATGTGAACCTTTTCTTTTAAAATATTCATCTAAATAAATAGCCCATTTATCAGCCAATTCATTTTTTTCTTGATTGATATTTGAAGTAGTTCTTCTTTCTCCGTATGCTTTCATGATGTTCTTTCTTTATGATGATGTAAAGGTACAACCCTTTTTTTTTATGATTCAAGCTTTCAGCAGATTATTTTTTATTCAAATGATATTCAGCCATTTTAATAGCTGATTTTTTAGTTGGGAATTCTTGTGAACCATCCCGATCATTTAAATAAGGAACTTCAATGTACCATTTACCTGTTCCGGCTTTCCATACAAAAAAAGTAACTCCATTGAATGAATAAGAATAAGCCGGATATGATTGATATATTG